GAAGAAGAAAAGCTTCTCATTAAAAAGCAAGTTTTAGAAATACTAGAGCAAGCTGATACAAATGCTCAAGCTCAAGTAACAGATCGCTGGAAGTCAGATATGGCAAGTGACAGTTTCTTGTCTAAAAATATTCGACCAATTATACTTATATATATAACGGTTATATTTACAGCATTGGCATTTACTGATGGTAACATCGGGGAATTTCAAATAGCAAAAGAATATATACCTATATTTCAAACGTTACTAGTTACTGTCTACGGAGCATACTTTGTAGGAAGGACTTGGGAAAAAGCAACAAAAATAAACAATAAATAAACAAAATGGGACAATTTTTAAATCAGCCAGATTTTATAGAGTTTGGCAAGGTAGTAGTACCAAGCAATACAATCAATGCTTCTACAAATCTTAACAAAGCTTCTTTGTGGGTTGGTGGAACAGGAACAGTAACAGCAATATTATCAAGTACACTTGGAGGTGTTGTAACAAATTTTACAATAACATCGCCAGGAACGGGTTATACTACAGCTGATGGAGTAGCAACATTAAATGACGACGGTACAGTAGCAACTGGATTAACAGTGGATGTTACTGTTGACGGGGCTGGTGGACTTGATACTGTAGTTTTAAGCAATACAGGTAGCGGTTATACCGTAGGACAAACACTTAGAATAGCAGGTGGTGTTTTAGGTATAATTACAATTACAGGAATTGACAATACACCTTTAGCATCTCAAGCAGTATCCTTTAAAGGAGTACAAGCCGGAACATACTTACCAGTGATTGTTGATTATGTGTTAATAGAACCTACCACTCCAGCTTCTCTGATAGTCGCATGTCATTAAGAATACTCAAAAACAAGTAACTATATAATTATTATATAAACAATTAAATCATATTATTATGTCTAAAAAATTATCAGAAGTAGAGTTAAAAGAATTACAAGAAGTCATTGGTAAAATCAACGAGGTGCAAATGCAAATTGGTGGTTTAGAAATGCAAAAACAAGAACTTATTTTAACGGGGTTTGAAGCTAAAAAAGCTTTAGGTGAAACTCAAAAGAAGCTAGAAGAGACTTATGGTCAGGTTTCTATTGATATCCAAAATGGAGAAATCAAAGAAAATGAATCAGATAGTTAGAAAAATAAGTATTGGTAAAGACTATAAAAATGATGCCATGCACTATTCTGTTGGACAGGAAGTGTATGGTGGTCATACCATAAAAAATATAATTGAAGAAGAAACTAAGTACTCAATTTATATAGAAAAAAATAACGAGCTATTGCCTTGGAAAGACTTTAATAAAAACATGGCGATTGCAGTAGAATATGATTTGCAATATTAATGAAATCATTAATAAATTTTATTATAAAGCCGGTAGGCGATAGATATAATAATGTAAAAAATATTGACGGCAATGAATTACTTTTAAATACAGAACTTCATAATCATAACTATTCAAACAGAATAGCGAAAGTTATGTCTATTCCTACTTTAGCGGATACAGATATAAAAGAAGGGGATGAAGTAATAGTACATCACAATGTATTTAGACGTTTTAAAGACATTAGAGGAAACGAAAAAAACAGTAGATCATATTATAAAGATGATATATATTTTGCAACAGAAGATCAAGTTTATGCTTATAAGAAAAAAGATAAGTGGGTTAGTTGTAAAGGATATAATTTCGTTAAGCCTATAAAAGAAACAAAAGCATTTTCATTAGATAAAGAAAAAGAAGGTGTGGGAGTTTTATACTTCAAAGATCCAAGCTTAAAAGGATTAAAAGAAGGAGACTTAATTGGGTTTAGGCCCGGGGCAGAATATGAATTTGTAATCGGCAGCGATAGAATTTATAGAGTACCCACCAATTCAATCACAATTAAATATGAATATCAAGGAAACGAAGAAGAATATAATCCTAGCTGGGCATAAAGCAGTCGAAGAATTAATTAAAGTAGCTAACGCAGCTATAGTTGATTCTGGAGATGATATAACAGCAGATAGATTAAAGAATGCAGCGGCCACAAAAAAGCTAGCTATATTTGATGCTTTTGAAATTCTTACTAGAATACAACTTGAGCAAGATATTCTTGACGAAAAGCCAACCGAAATAAAAGAAGATAAAGCTTTTAAAGGGTTTGCTGAAAAAAGATCTAAATAATGTATCAGCAATCATTATATAAGATCATAACTCCCGTAAAACTTACTACAATTTCAAGACTTAATAAATCTAAAAAATGGGAGTATGGCTATAACAAAGAACACGATGTTGTTGTTATAAGTAAGACTGGACAGATTGGTGATATATATGAAATACAAAATCTCAAAATAGCATTACCTAAAGCTCCAAGTAATATAAGCAAATTAACAAAAAAATGGACAACTGAGGAATACCCTAAAGAATTAAAAACAATTGAAAGTATATTTGATTGGAGGGATTATCCAGAAAAGTTTAAAATAAAATGGGAAAGCTATATAGATGAACAATTTAATAAAAGAGAAAACGGCCATTGGTTCAATAATAAGGGTTTGGATACTTATATTACTGGTACTCACTTTATGTACCTGCAGTGGTCCAAGATTGATGTTGGGCAGCCAGACTTTAGGGAATCAAACAGATTATTCTATATATTCTGGGAAGCTTGTAAAGCAGACACCCGATGTTATGGTATGTCATATCTCAAGAATAGACGTTCAGGCTTTTCATTTATGGCATCAGGGGAGACTGTTAACATGGCAACCATATCAAGCGATTCACGGTTTGGAATTTTGTCCAAATCTGGCTCCGATGCGAAGAAAATGTTTACAGATAAAGTTGTACCCATATCAGTCAACTATCCATTCTTCTTTAAACCGATCCAGGACGGTATGGACAGGCCGAAAACAGAACTTGCCTATCGTGTCCCCGCCTCTAAGCTCACCAGAAAATCCATTACAAGATCAAAAGGTCACGAAACGCTTAATGGTCTTGACACCACGGTCGATTGGAAAAACACCGGTGATAACGCCTACGATGGAGAAAAATTAAAACTACTAGTACACGATGAAAGTGGAAAATGGGAAAGGCCAAATAACATATTAAATAACTGGCGAGTTACAAAAACGTGTTTAAGATTAGGTTCTAGAATTATTGGAAAGTGTATGATGGGCTCAACCTCAAATGCATTAGATAAAGGTGGAGATAATTTTAAAAAATTATATAACAATTCAGATGTTACCAAAAGAAACAGGAACGGTCAAACCGCTTCAGGTTTATATTCTTTGTTTATTCCTATGGAATGGAATTATGAGGGATTTATTGACGAATATGGGATACCTGTATTTAATACCCCTAAAGAATCTGTTCTAGGTCCATATAACGACGTTATAGACACCGGAGTTATAGAACACTGGAGTAATGAGGCAGAAGGATTAAAGTCTGACCAGGATGCTTTAAACGAATTCTACAGGCAATTTCCAAGGACAGAGGAACACGCTTTTAGAGATGAAACAAAAAATAGTATATTTAATTTAGTTAAAATATACGAACAAATAGATTACAATGAAGATCTAGGTAATACAAATGTATTAACAAGAGGTAGCTTTCAATGGGTAAATGGAATAAAAGATTCTACAGTTATATTTACACCTAATCCATCTGGAAGATTTTTAGTATCTTGGGTTCCTGGAGAACATTTGCAGAACAAGCAAGTTATAAACAAAGGATTAAAATCACCAGGCAATGATCATATGGGTGCATTTGGTTGTGATAGTTATGATATATCTGGAACAACTGATGGTCATGGATCTAAAGGAGCTTTACACGGATTAACTAAGTTTAGTTTAGAAGATGCTCCAGCTAATACATTTTTTTTAGAATACATAGCTAGGCCACAAACCGCTGAAATATTTTTTGAAGATGTATTAATGGCTTGTATATTTTATGGAATGCCTTTGTTATGTGAAAACAACAAACCTAGGTTATTGTATTATTTTAAAAGAAGAGGCTACAGAGGTTATTCTATGAATAGACCTGATAAGCTTTGGAATAAGTTATCTGTAACAGAAAGAGAGATTGGTGGAATGCCTAACTCTAGTGAAGATATAAAACAAGCTCACGCGGCTGCTATAGAAACATATATAGATAAACACGTAGGTTTGCAAGAAGATGGTCAATACGGTGCAATGTATTTTAACACTACTTTAAATGATTGGGCTGGATTCGATATAAACAAAAGAACAAAGTTTGATGCTGCTATAAGTTCAGGCTTAGCAATAATGGCGTGTAATCGACATTTATATTATCCAAGACAACAAGTACAAAAAGAAACAATAAGTTTAAACATAGCTAAATACACTAATCAAGGTGGTTTATCAAAATTAATAGAAAAATAAAAATATGGCTGAGTCAGTTATAACAAGTTATTTTCCAAGCCAGATTGCTAGCGATGAGGAGAAAATGTCAATGGATTATGGTACTACTGTCGGTAGAGCTATAGAAAGTGAGTGGTTTAATAATAGCAACGGAGGCAGCAGTAGCCGATTCCAAAGTAATCAAGTTAGTTTTCATAACTTAAGGCTGTACGCTAGAGGAGAACAATCTATACAAAAATATAAAGATGAATTATCTATTAATGGTGATTTATCATATTTAAATTTAGACTGGAAGCCAGTACCAATTATACCTAAATTTGTAGATATAGTTGTTAACGGTATTTCTGATAGACTTTTTGATATACGTGCTTATTCGCAAGATCCTTACGGAGTAGATAAACGTACTAGATATATGGAATCTTTAATAAGAGATATGCAAACTAAAGAGCTTAATGAATTTGCTTCTGCGGAATTTGGCGTTAACTTATTTGAAAATGACCCAACAACATTACCTAAAAATAAAGAAGAGTTAGATCTTCACATGCAACTTACTTACAAGCAGCAAGTTGAGATTGCTGAAGAGCAAGCTATTAAAGTTTTATTGGATGGCAATAATTATGACTTAACAAAAAGACGTTGTAATTATGATTTAACCACTATAGGTATTGGTGCTGTAAAAAATCTTTTTACAAAATCAGAAGGTGCTAAAGTAGAATACGTTGATCCTGTTAATTTAGTTTGGTCATATAGTGACTCCCCTTACTTTGATGATGTTTATTATGTAGGAGAAGTAAAATCTGTACATTTAAACGAACTTAAAAAAGAATTTCCTTGGCTAAGTAATGATGAACTAAAAGATATAGCAGGTCAATCTGTTACTAACAATGGATTTTACAATAGATCTATTACTAATGTTGATAAGGACGATTCCAATACTGTACAAGTATTATATTTTAATTATAAAACATTTACAAACGAAGTATACAAGGTTAAAGAAACAGCTACAGGAGCAGCTAAGTTAATACCTAAAACAGATCAATTTAATCCACCTCCAGAATTATATGAAGAATATGGTATTGAAAAGTTATCTCAATCAATTGAAGTATTATACGAAGGAGTAAAGATTGTGGGCGGTAGAATGCTTAAGTGGGAATTAGCTAAGAATATGATTAGGCCTAAAAGCGATTATTCTAAAGTTAAGATGAACTACAGCATGGTAGCTCCTAGAATGTATCAAGGAAGAATAGAATCTATAGTAAGTCGTATAACTGGCTTTGCTGATATGATTCAGCTTACTCATTTAAAGCTACAACAAGTTATGTCAAGAATGGTTCCAGATGGAGTTTATCTTGATGCAGACGGTTTAGCTGAAGTTGATTTAGGTAACGGTACAAATTACAATCCGCAAGAAGCACTTAATATGTTTTTTCAAACAGGATCTGTAATAGGTAGATCATTCACTCAAGATGGTGATATGAATCCAGGTAAAGTTCCAATTCAAGAAATAACTACAGGAGCAGGTGGTGGAAAAATGCAAGCTTTAATTGGCAATTACAATTACTACATGCAAATGATTCGTGATGTAACTGGTTTAAATGAAGCAAGAGATGGTAGTACTCCTGATTCAAGAGCTTTAGTAGGTGTACAAAAAATGGCTGCTGCAAATTCAAATGTGGCAACAAGACACATATTAGATGCAAGTTTATTTTTAACGTCAGATTTATGTCAAGGATTATCATTAAGAATTTCAGATATATTAGAATACTCACCAACAAGAGAAGCGTTTATTCATAAAATAGGTAATCAAAATGTTGCGGTATTAGAAGAAATGAAAGATTTATATCTTTATGATTTTGGTATATTTATTGAATTACAACCAGACGAAGAAGAAAGAGCAATATTAGAAAGTAATATACAAGCTGCTGTGCAAAGCGGGTTGATTGATTTATCTGATGCTATTGATCTTAGGGAAGTTAGAAATCTTAAGCTAGCTAATCAGTTGCTGAAAATAAGAAGAATTGATAAGCAAAATAAAGATCAAGAAATACAGCAACAAAATATACAAGCACAAGCACAAGCAAATGCACAAGCTCAACAAGTAGCTGCTCAAGCGGAAGTACAAAAAGGTCAGGCTTTAATACAACAAAAAATAGAATTAGCAAATGCTCAAGCACAAATAGATACTCAAAAATTAATGCAAGAAGCTACTTTGAAAAAAGAGTTAATGCAATTAGAGTTTGAAATGAATATGCAGCTTAAAGGTATTGAAGTTCAAGGACGTAAAACAGAAGTAGTAGATAAAGAGGATAGGAAAGACGATAGAACTAAATTACAAGCTACTCAACAAAGTGAATTAATACAACAAAGACAAAATAACTTGCCAGCTCAAAATTTTGAATCAAGTGGATTCGATACAATGGGAGGTGGGTTTAACTTAGGTTCGTCAGACCCTAGGTAATAATAATAATAACAATTATATAATATTTTATCATGTCAGAAGAATTAGAACAAAAAACACCTGTTGTTGAAGAAGTCAAAACAGAAGAGCCTAAGCCTGTATCAGTAGATGATGGCATTATCAAGGTTGATTTAAGATCATTAAATAAAGAAGAAGAAAATACTATTCCAGAGCAAGAAATAATTGCAGAGGAAGTTAATCAACCAGTCGCTGTTATAGAGGAAGTTGCTGAAGAAGCGCCACAACAACAAGAAGTGGTTCAAGCTGAAGAATCTTTTATTGAAGAAATAACAGACGAAGAAGTTGCAGAAGCCGTAGAAGAACTCGAAGAGCAAGTTGAGCAAGCAATTGTAGAAAAAGATTTAGGTATTGAATTACCTGAAAATTTACAGAAAGCTGTAGATTTTATGAATGAAACTGGAGGTAGTTTACAGGATTATGTAAAGCTTAACACAGATTATTCAGCATTAAATGAAACACAATTGCTAAGAGAGTTTTACGAAGCTACCAAACCTCATTTAGATAGAGAAGAAATTGACTTTATAATGGAAGACAATTTTGCTTATGATGAAGAGGTTGATGAGGATAGAGATATTCGAAGAAAAAAATTAGCTAGAAAAGAAGAGCTTGCAAAAGCTAAAGGACACTTAAACGGATTAAAGTCTAAGTACTACGAAGAAATAAAAGCTGGATCTAACTTAAATCCAGAAACAAAAAAAGCGGTTGATTTTTTCAATCGTTATAAAAAAGAAAGCGAAGAAGCGAGTAAAGTAACTGAAAACCAGGTATCTACATTTAACAGTAAAACAGAAAAGCTTTTTTCCAATGATTTCAAAGGTTTTGATTTCAACGTTGGTGAAAAGAAATTTCGTTACAAAGTTAAAAATGCAGATCAGGTTAAAGACTCCCAAGGCGATATCAATAATTTTGTCAAGAAGTTCTTGAACGATAAAAATGAAATGAGCGACGCCGCTGGATATCACAAGTCTTTATTTACAGCTATGAATGCAGATGCAATTGCAAACCACTTTTATGAACAGGGTAAAACCGACGCTATGAAGTCAAGTGTACAAAGATCGAAGAATATTGATATGGACCCAAGAGGTGTTCATGAAAACGTCAAGACATCTTCAGGAACTACATTTAAGTCAATTCAATCTACTGGACCTTCTAAGTTTGGAGTAAAAACAAGAAATTAAACTTAAAAATTAAAATTATGGCATTAGGATCATTTACAGGAAGTGCTGGCGCATTGGCGCATTTAACACCACGACCTACACAAACATTATTTAATGACAATTACCTGTCTTTATCAGACATGGATTTTACAAAACAATTCTTACCAGAAGTATATGAGAAAGAAGTAGAAAGATACGGAAATCGTACTATCTCTGGATTCTTACGTATGGTAGGTGCAGAAATGCCTATGGCTTCTGACGTAGTAGTATGGTCTGAACAAGGTAGATTACACGCAGCTTATGACCCAGTAGTTACTACAACTACAACAGTGGTTATTCCAGCTAATGCAGCAGGAGCTTCTCAAAACGTTATTGGCCCAGGTGCTACTATCGTTGTTGCTTCAGCAAATGGATTAGTAGTTGAAAAAGCTTATGTACAGTCTGTAGCAGTTGCAGCAGGTGTTGCAACATTAACAGTAACTGGATACGCAGCAGCAACTATTACTGCACACGCAGCGGCTAAAGTATTTGTATACGGTTCTGAATATGCAAAAGGAACATCTAACGCAGGAACTTCTGTTGATGCAGCTTTTGAGCAATTCAACAACAAACCAATTATCTTAAGAGATAAGTACAATGTGAACGGTTCTGATACTGCTCAAATTGGATGGGTTGAAGTTACTACTGAAGCTGGAACTTCTGGATATTTATGGTATTTAAAATCTGAGCACGAAGCTAGAATTCGTTTTGAAGATCAATTAGAAATGAGTATGTTAGAAGCTGAAAAAGCTGTTGCTCCTATTGTACCAACTGGAGACTTTGGAACTTCAACAGGAACTCAACTTACTGGTTCTGATGGATTATTTTCTGCATTAGAAACTAGAGGATTAGTTTATTCTGATGTTGATTTTGGTGGAGCAGACGGACTTAACGATTTTGACGTGATATTACAAGAACTTGATAAGCAAGGATCAATTGAAGAGAACATGATGTTCTTAAATAGATCAGCATCTTTAGGTATTGATAATATGTTAGCATCTGTTAATTCAGCTTACGCAACAGGATCTTCTTATGGAGTATTTAATAACAGTTCTGAAATGGCATTGAACTTAGGTTTCTCTGGATTCAGACGTGGTTCTTATGATTTCTATAAGACTGACTGGAAATACTTAAACGACGCTACTACTCGTGGATTAGTTGGAGATATTGAAGGTGTATTAGTACCAGCAGGAACTTCTACTGTTTACGATCAATCATTAGGACAGAATATTTCAAGACCATTCTTACACGTACGTTATAGAGCTTCAGAAGCTGATGACAGAAAGATGAAATCTTGGATCACTGGATCTGTTGGTGGAAACTTTACAAGCGACGAGGATGCAATGAACGTTCACTTCTTATCAGAAAGATGTTTATGTGTACAAGCGGCAAATAACTTCGTGTTATTTAAGAAAATCGCAGCATAGTAAATTAATGTAATTTTTACCCTCGTTATATGAACGGGGGTAACTATTACTTTTATAAAATTATTTAATCATATTATATCATGGCTATAAAAGCACAAGCAAAGCAAGTTGAGGTTGCTCCTCAGGCACAAGTAATAGCAGCACCAAAAAAAGCTGCAAAACCACAATGGGAATTTAAAGATAGAGTATATTACTTAACAGGTAATAAAAGCCCATTAATTTTTACAATACCTTCTAAGCATTCAAGGAATAAACCATTATTATATTTTGACAAAGAATCTGGTTATCAAAGAGAACTTAGATATGCTACAAATCAACCAACACCTTTTGCTGATGAACAAAAAGGAGAGTCAACGTTAGGAAGAATTGTAATGAAAAACGGAACATTAACTGTTCCTAAAGAACAAGTTGCATTGCAACAATTATTATCAGTATATCATCCATTAAAAGATTTAGTTTACAAAGAACTTAATAAAGAACAAGATTCTGTAAATCAAATAGATTGGATTGAATTAGAATTAGAAGCTCTTACAGCGGCTAAAAACCTTGATGTGGATCATGCAGAAGCTATATTAAGATCTGAATTTGGAGAAAAAGTTACACAACTTTCATCTAATGAATTAAAAAGAGATCTAATGATATTTGCTAAAAACGATCCAATATTATTTCTAGAGCTAGCAGCTGACGATCATATTCAATTAAGGAATATAGGAGCTAAAGCAGTAGAAGCTGGTATTTTAAATTTATCTTCTGATCAACGCACATTTACTTATGGAGCTGGAGGCAGAAAATTAATGACAATACCTTTTGATGAACATCCTTATTCAGCATTAGCGTCTTTCTTTAAGACAGATGATGGTATGGAAGTTTACAAAGCAATATTAAAGAAACTTAAATAAGTTACCTTATAGTGGTTAGGCTACTGTAATCGTGGCCTAACTATTATAATAATAAAAAAATACAACAATGGCAATAAGCGTAAATACTGTTTATCAAAGAGTACTTGGTATACTCAATAAAGAACAAAGAGGTTATGTAACTGCTCAAGAATTTAACTTATTCGCTAATCAAGCACAGCAAGATTTATTTGAACAATACTTTTATGACATAAACCAATTTGGTAGAGTTTCAGGTAATGATACGGAATATTCGGACATGCTTACATTGCTTAATGAAAAAATTAACATATTTGAAACAATAGCCGCACCAACAAGAAACGCAGGGTATTTTATTGCTCCTGCAAACTTATACCGGTTAGGGACTGTTGTTTATAAAAACACAACAACAAATTCATTTGGTACGTCTTCTACAGAACAGATTGAAGCCGAGCGCATTAATGCTAATGAGTTTTTGTATATTAATTCTTCACCTTTAACAAAGCCTACGAATACTAGACCTGTATATACTTCAAATACAAGTGGTATAAAAGTATATGCTAATTCTGAAATAGATAGCGTTGCTTTAGTAGATTATCAATACATAAAGAAACCTGCTACAGTTAACTGGGCATATCAAATTGTATTTAACGAACCTTTATACAACGCAAATAATTCTACAGACTTTGAATTACACCCGGCAGATGAAGCTGATCTTGTTATAAAAATATTAGAATTAGCTGGTATATTGATAAAAGATTTAAACTTATATCAAGTAATGAATCAAGAAGAACAAGAAACTATTCAACAAGAAAAATCATAACATATGTCCTTACCTTTACAAACAGATGAACAATATTATTTAGGCCCGGATGGTATTTGGAATAGCTGGGACGAAAATTATGGAAATTATCAATTCACCAGTATAAAAGATGTTATAAATAATTTTATTATATCTTATGTAGGTGAAGAAAAAATTATCCCTAAAGCTAAAAGAACAGACGTTGCATTTCATGCTCAGCGAGGAATACAGGAATTTAGTTTTGATATACTTCCTTCGGTTAAAAGTCAAGAAATTGAAATTGGACCTAACTTAAATATGATATTACCTAAAGATTATGTAAACTATGTAAAAGTTACATGGACAGATTCTAGCGGTATTGAAAGAGTTGTATATCCAGCTATTAACACAAGCAACCCTTTTCCTATATTGCAAGACGCTAATTACGAATACTTATTTGATGAGCAAAAACAAGAAATTATATCTGCGCAATCATCAGAAACACAAAAAAAATTTCAAAGTCCAACTTCGCAAAATCAAAACACCGACAATATAGTACCTAATGATTTAACTTTTCAAAAAGGTTACGGCAGAAGATATGGTATTTCACCTCAGCAAGCTCAATCTAATGGGGTATTTTACATAGATCAATTGCAAGGAATTATATTTTTTGATTCATCATTTGTAAACAAAATTGTTACTTTAAAATATATATCCGATGGTATTGGATGTACAGATGAAGATATGACTGTGCATAAATTTGCAGAAGATGCTTTATATAAGTATATAGCTTACGCAATATTATCTACAAGAGCTAATACACCAGAATATTTAGTATCTAGGTTTAAAAAAGAAAGATCAGCTGCAAAGCGAAATGCAAAATTAAGATTATCTAATATTAAGATAGAAGAAATTACGCAGGTTATGCGTAACAAATCTAAGATCATAAAACACTAGTATATGGGAGAGTTTGTTAGAGTTTTCCAATCAGGGAGAATGAACAAAGACCTGGATGAACGCTTAGTTCCGAATGGCGAATACAGAGATGCCTTAAATTTAGACTTAGCTAATTCTGACGGAAGTGACGTTGGTGCTTTACAAAGTATAAAGGGTAACTCAGAACTTAAATTTAAAGTTTCTAGCGGAAAAGATCAAAGCTGGACATCTAATTATATAAATAGCTTATCTAATGCTCAATGTATAGGTACATATAGAGATGATGCTAACGAAAAAATCTACTGGTTCATAGCCAGTGATACCGTAAGCGCTATAGCTGAGTATGATCAAACTTCAAATACAGTATCTCCTATTTTAGTTGATGCGCAAAATATATTAAAATTTTCCGCGGATTATCGTATTACTGGAATAAACACAATTGATAACCTTTTGTTTTGGACTGATGATCAAACAGAACCAAAGAAAATAAATATTGATAAATTTAAAACAGGATCTGTAGACTTTGTTACTCAAACAAAAATACCTTTATGGATACCTTCTCAAAACACATATTCAGCAAATTTAACCGGACAACCTGACTTTACAGAAGCGGATGTTACTGTGATTAAAAAATCGCCGTTGCCATCGCTAACTTTAAATATGGCTCCGTCTTTATTTGGTGCTGACCAACCAGGTACTGGCACTACACCTGTATCAACTTCTTATACAGCTAGTGGATCCACAGGTACATTAGAGAATTTTACATACGTACCCGACGTGGCCGCTGCTCCTGGAGATACGGAATCTTTACCTACTTTTGGTACTTGGTCAGATAATGTTGCTTTAGACTCTGCTTACTATGCGGGAAGTAACTTACCTGCAGGCTATAATGGTACTAATCAAATAGTTATAAGCCAACTTGCTCCAGCTTGGTCACAAGAACCTAATTCAATAATTGTATTATCAGGATCATATACTAATGAATACAACGAAGTATTTAATTACGATCTAAGAGCTTTAATAGTATCAGTAAACAATACTACAGTTACTATAAAGATATTATCAATAACAAATGAAATACAAATATTTGCTTCTCCTGTCATATGGGATTGTTTAATTGTAGAAAAAGAACCATTATTTGAATATGTTTTTCCTAGATTTGCATATAGATGGAAATACATAGATAATGAATATTCTTGTTTTTCTCCTTTTACAGAAGTAGCTTTTATAGGTAGTGAATTTGAATATTTATCTTCAGACGGGCACAATGCTGGTATGACTAATAATATTAGAAAGCTTATACTTGAAAATATTAACTGGGGATCTGAAGAAGTAAGCGAGGTTGACTTGTTATATAAAGAATCAAACAGCCAAGCTATATATGTTGTTGAAACATTAAAAAGAAAAGATTACACCGTTAACAATGTATTAACTACTACATTTAATATAGAAAACGAAATATTAGGAGCTATTGTCGAAGCTAACCAAATATTAAGAACATGGGATAATGTACCTAGAGCTGCTAAATCACAAGAAATAACAGGTAATAGAATTGTATACGGTAATTACTTACAAAATTATAATGTAGATCCTATATCTTTAAATACTGCGGCTTTTAGTCAACCTCACCCAAATTCAGACGATGATTCTACTACAAACTTACCTATAGCCTCTGTTAAATCTTTAAGAACATATCAAGCTGGTATTGTATTTAAGGATCCATATGGTAGGGAAGCGCCTGTGTTTACTAATAAAACAGCAGCTGTTACTTTTCCAATAACAAATTCAAATTCTGTAAACAAAATAAGTATTACGCCTACTGGAGATGCTCCAACGTGGGCTTCCTCTTACAAAGTGTTTATAAAAGAAGGTACTACAGAATACTACAACATTGCTTTAGATAGATATTACAATGCAGATGACGGGAACGTGTGGTTATCTTTTCCATCTTCAGAAAGAAACAAAATAGATGATGAAACTTATTTAATACTAAAAAAACAGCACGCATCTTCTAAAGCTGTAGATGCATTACATAAATATAAGGTATTAGCAATAGAAAATGAAGCTCCTAGTTTTATTAAAATTAACAATAAGTCAATAGGTAGAGCAGAATGTGAAATTTTAAACAATTCTAAACCTCAGCTTGACAGTATATTTTTTAAATTCGATGGGCCTAGCACAGATAGCAACCCAAACTTTAGAGATGGATTTAATTCAAATTCATCATTAAGAATATCTGTAAGTAATTTTTCAACAAAAACTTATAAAATTGCATCAGGTGGCCCAACAGGTACAGGCAACGAATATTCTGTACAATTAGATGAACCTTTAGGTAATGAGGCTTTTTGGTTAAACGAATTAGGAGAAGGAGATAAAATAATAATAACTTTATTCGAGCAAGAGTCTCAGGATTTACCTGAATTTGCTGGTAGATTTTTTGTAAAAATTAATAGAGATTACGGTTTTGATACCAATATAATTGACACATTTCCTATACAACAAACAGATTATGCTGTAAAAAATTCTTTTGAAGTATTATCACAAAAAAATCAAGGAAACGGCAATAATTCTCAAGATGCTGTTTGGTATGACAAAGGAAGTACAAGCGGAAGAAGCTCAAAACGAAAACCTCACGGAGGAAATTGCCCTTGGAAATACCCTGGGGAATGTTCAGATAATACAAAGTTTACCGTTATGGTGCACGGGCTTCATCGAGATGATAGAAATGACCCTCTTAAATGGTTAGGAGGAGCTATGGCTGAGATTGATAAAATTGGCACTATCGTTAGATTTGCAGATGCTTCAGGAGTTTTTGGTAAACCTTATATAATAAAAGCTACCACTCGAGAATTTAAAAGAAGAGGTATGCGTAGGTCAAATAGTAATTACGCAAACTTTAGTAACGGTAGAAACCAGTGGAACATTGAGTTAGAAGAGCCTTACTCTGATCAAGATTTGTTTACAAATAGATTAGGATCAAACCCTATTACTCAAATACAAATTTTAGAAAAAGTACAAAAAGACGGTAACAAGACTTTAAGTACTAATGATCCTGCAATATTTGAAACAGAACCTAAGGAAAGTGTTGATTTAGACTTTTATCATGAAGCTTCAGGTTCTTTTAGCATAGCTGATTACAATACTACTAAAATTATCGATTGGTTTAATGTTTTTGCTTTTGGTAATGGAGTAGAATCCAATAGAATAAGGGATGATTACAATGCAGTAACTATAGATAAAGGCCCTAAACTTTCTACAATATTAGACGAACCATATGCAGCTGAAAGACGCGGAAATGGAATGATATTTTCACAAATATATAACTCAACATCCGGCGTAAATAGATTAAATCAATTTATTCAAGCATTACCTATAACAAAAGACTTAAATCCTATTTACGGTACAATACAAAAACTTCACTCTAGAGACACTGATTTAATATCTCTATGCGAAGATAAGTGTTTAAGAATATTAGCTAATAAGGATGCTTTATACAACGCTGACGGCAATGCAAATGTTACATCTAATAATAATGTATTGGGTCAAGCTGTTCCTTACGCTGGGGAATTTGGTATATCTAAAAATCCTGAGTCATTTGCATCTTATGGTTTTAGAACTTATTTTACAGATAAAAACAGAGGAGCAGTAATAAGATTATCAAGAGACGGAATTACTAACATAGCTGACAAAGGCATGGGAGGATTTTTTGCAGATAACCTAAGAACTTCAACAACTGCTATTGGTAGTTATGATGATGATAAAGATTTATATAATTTAACTTTAAATAATTTATCTCCTTTCTGGCAATCAAAATTAAGTAGCGATGCAACTTATCAATTAAATGAAGATTGCTCTGTAGCTACGCCCCTTGTACCAAATACTACGGTTTCATTTAAAGAAGCTGTTGCTGGATGGACCAGTAGGAAAGATTTTATAAAAGAAGGAGGGATTACTTTAAATAACATATATTACACATTTAAGAACGGATTATTATGGGAGCATGGAAGTAATTCTTTATATAATAACTTTTATAACATTCAATATATTAGCTCTTTTAATGTTATTATAAACGAAATGCCGCAATTGGTTAAAGGATTCAGTGCTTTAAATTACACAGGCACACAATCTAAAGTTATTGAATATCAAAACAATACTAAATGGTATTCTATAGCAGAAATTAATGCTAATCAACTTATACCAACTGCTACTCAGCAGAAAAAAGCTGGATGGGCGGTAAACTATATTAAAACAGATTTAGAAGGTGGAGAAATTAAAGAATTTCAAAATAAAGAAGGTAAATATTTTAATTACATAAAAGCTTTAAGTATTTTTAATGATTGTGATGTAGTAGGGGACGGAATAGGTAATCCATCTTCAACATCAAGTGATGCTCAAAACTATTTTCTTACTGTAAAAATAGATACTACTTGCAGTAATCCTTCATAATACAATAATAAAATAAAAAATAACACATGCCTGTAACTAATAACAACTACAATTTTACAAATATTGTATACGAAATACCGGAAGCTGCAATTGTTTCAGGACTGCACCCTACCGCTGTTATTACAATAGCGCCTAATTCTGGGTATAATGCTACTGCATCAAATTTTTCCATGGATCCTGGCTTTTCAGATCCTTCGGTTCTTTCAATAGTATTTACACAAAATGGATTAAATGTATTATGCACAGTAACATTTGTGACTAATTTTGTTATGCCGTCAAGCAATTATACTATTAATTTATGTGTTATTGGCGATGCGGATGTTAATTTAATTACTATTGCCGGAGTTGTTAACGCAAGCGTTGGTAGTAATATTAACGGTAATTCTTCAGAAGTAAATACCCCTTATTCAAATTCAGGTACTTTTCAACAAATTGAAAGCTTATTTACAAGAACTTACAATGCTGATTCTGGGTATTTTTTACAAGCGCCCACTGCTAACATTGTTACTGGAAATCAATCTAATTATACAATAGCTCAAACACCTACGTATGATGGTGATAATAATTTAACAAATATAAGTTATAACGTAAGTTATATATATCCCCTACAAAATGTTTCAAGTAATTCTATATCTTTTCAAGTAGCGGCTAAAGCAATATTTACACAAGCTGTAGAAATTACAGCAATACCTTATAGTGGATGGTTTGTTCCTCAATTGGGAGAAACTAGAACTTTGGAGATATTTGGTGTGCAAGGATCTGTGTATAGCATTACGGCTACAGACGGAACAACTACATTAAATATAGCCACCAACGTAACGGAACAACTACATTAAATATAGCCACCAACGTAACTATGATTGCTTCTGGATATCAACAACAGCTTGTTGAATTCCCTGCGACAATAGCTTCTAGAACTTGGACTTTTACATATTCAGGAGATATAGGGTCTAGTGTAACACCTAACCCTTTAGTTGTAACTCAATTAGGTTTAAGAGATATAATATTTGAACCAAAATCTTCAAGCATTTTTAGCGGAGGATTTGACGTTGTACAACAATTTACCAGTATATCTGAACCTGCTGTTGGGTCTTCTAGTTCTATAGCCACTCTTCAGTGGATTATTAGTTCTGTTAGTGGTGATCCTTTAAGTATATTTAATCCTTTAGCAAATGTGGTTTGGGAAGGAAATGAGTCTATAACACAATCAGTTACTAGTGCTTCAGGAACCTCTATGACTTTAGATAGCACTACAGGTATAGCTGCCGGCATGAGATTTAATTTAGATGGTAGTACGCAATCAATATTAGCATACACTGTTGTTTCTGTGGATTCAGCTACAGCTCTTACTGTAACTCCTAGTTTAACAATATCTAATCCTATAGGTATAACATTTACAAATGACAATGGATTTGATGTTGACACTACTGGTTTAACTGCTGTATATACTAACACAGATCAAAGCTCTATAACTATAAGTGGCGATATAATAATAAGTAACTATGGAGATACAGATACTGCAATGCAACTTGATTTTAGCGATTGGATTAGTGTTGCAACATCTATTGCATGTAGTGCAGCAACAACATCAGGAGGAGTGGGTATAACAGATAATAATGTTGATTTAAGTCCAACTGGCGGTTTATTAGCATTTTTGGTTAATGCACAAGGCGTTCCTGACAAGTTTGAAATAATACACAACGGAACAAAAAAGGCTACATCCGGAATGACCTCTTTAAATAGTGGTACTTATGATAATTTATACGGCACAACACCTTCTAATACAATTCCTACTAGTTCACAAACACTAGTTGTAGATCAATTTATTGGTTCTCAAAAAGGAACAGCTCCTACTAGACAAGCAGCTTTTACAACAGCTACTACTAATAGTGTAACTACAATGACAGTTGGCAGTATTACTTATCAACAAGTAATTTGGTGGGAATACACTGCTGCAGATTATACAGCTAGTTCTTTTGCTCAAATAAGAACAACTGGACCTTCAGGCACAGGTTGGAATATATTAAGACTTTGTTGTCCGGATATAAATTGTACAGGAGCGTCGTCGTCAGCCCCAACAATAACTACAACATCTATAACTAATATAACAAATACAACTGTTGATGTAGGTGGCGTATTAATTAGCGATAACGGATCTGCAATTACAGCTAGAGGTATTCAATATGACACAGACAAATTCTTTAGTTCTCCTAGTACTTACATTGATTCAGCAACAGGCACTGCTAATTTTAGTACAACCATAACGTCATTAACAGCATGTACTAATTATTTCTTTAGAGCATATGCTACAAATAGTATAGGAACTACTTATGGTAATAAACAATCAGCTACAACAACAGGATGTGCATCTATTGCCATGTCTATCTCAAGCAGCTCTTATGCTTCTGAGACTTTAGCTTGTAATGTTGTACCTACAGGAAATCCTGTAGTTTATTTTACGAATAATACTTTTGACACAGGAAAGTATGCTTATACAGACGCAAATTTAACAACCACATTTGTTGGAGATGGTGGCTGGTATTCTATAATGACACCTGATGCTTTAGTAGCTACCAGGATTATTGGTAGTGGTTATACAGGACCTATAGGAACTATATGCTTAAATCAACCTTAATTAAAAATATATAATGGCAAACATAACTATAACATTTCCCAATGCATTACCTGTGGGAATTCAAGTAACTGACATAGCTTGGTATGCGGACACGTCTGCAAATACTCAAATAAAAATGGGACCTATAACTTCTATAACCGGGCTTACTATTGTTGTAAATGCTTCAGCGGGGGTTGTACCTCCAGCTACAGATGATTTTATATTCTATGCTAAAGACCCCATGACCGACACAAGTTCTTTAAAAGGATACTACGCAGAAGCTCAATTTGTAAATAACTCCACATCGTACGGAGAACTGTTTTCAGTTGGTACAGAGATATTTGAGAGCAGTAAATAACACGTAATAATAAACTTATAAAACAAATCAAATGATAGGATCAATAGTTGGCGGGCTTACAGGAATAGCCAGCGGCATAATAGGCAGTGGTAAAAGAAAAAGAGAAACAGCTGCAGCCCAAAACGAATTTAATATAAATAAAGCTTCTTTCGAAAACCAAGATACATCTAATGTTTATAAAAACATGGAGAACACTATGGAAGACTTAACTGTTAACCAAGACGCTGCTCAATTTCAAGCACAACAAAATAGGCAATCATCAGCAAATATGATGAATACTATGGGAGGTGCTGCAGGTGGTTCAGGTATTGCGGCTCTAACTCAAGCTATGTTCGGCCAAGCCCAAAAAGGCAATATGGATTCATCAATAGACATTGGAAGACAAGAACAAACAAATCAATCGGCTGAAAGACAACAAGCTGGTAATTTACAATTATACGAGAAAAAAGGAGAGCTTATTTCAAGAGATGCCGAAAACGAAAAAGCATCTACAATGCTAGGTATGTCTCAACAAAGATTAGGAGCAGCTAATGCGGCTCAACAGGATGCAACTAACGCTATAGTTGGTGGTGTTGGCGGAATGATAGGTGGTGCTGTAGGCGGAGGCGTTCTTGGAGCGGGCTTTAAATCGCTTACCGATAGGTTTGCTAAAAATGCTCCAGTAGCTTAAAAACATAAAAATATGAATCAAGGATTAGTAAAAGGAGCAGCTTTAGTTGGGCAAAGCAAAAGATCTAACTGGGCAGAGGCAATGCAACAAGGGCTTAATTCTAGCTTACAAGCGGCTGCTATAAATAGATCTAAGCAAATAGCTAAAAAACAAAAGATTAATGCAACAGTTGCTGGCTATATAGATGGCTTAAACTCTGAAATTGATTTAACTCAATTAACAGGGGAACAACAAGGTGCGGTAACTAATTTTTTAGTAGAAAATAAAAACACTTACGCTAGAGCGGCGTCGGAAATAGCTAAAATTGATGATGCTACTGATCCTAGATATATGGAACTTAGAGAGCAAATGAATGGTGTTCAAAATTCTTTCAAAAACTTAGCAGGGCAAGTTAACGCTTTCAAAGAAGATAAGATTGCTTATCTAAAAGATTTTGATGATAGAAGAATTTCTGACGGTAACGGAATAGGTTCTTTAGCAAGTGCTGCTAAAATATACACCGATCAAGGTAATATTGGAGTAGGCAAAGGTGGAAACTTAAATTTCTGGGACGCAGATAAAGAAGAATATACTAATTATGCTAATGTGCAAAAGCCTTTTTTGAAAGACTTTAAATCCGCAAATAATATTTTATCTCTAAACGAGAGTGTGTATAGCGCAGGATCTTCTCTTAGTGGAGCTAGACAAAATATGATACGCAATAAGTTAAAAAATATGATTAGCTCAGGGGGTAGAGATACTTTATTATCTTTAGCTTCCGATGATTTTTTAATTGAAGGTGGTTTAAATTTATCTGATCCTTCTTTATTTGAACCAGCTAATCAAGATTTACTTCAAGATGCTGTTCTTAATAGCTATATGGATGCTTTATCAGATACTGCAGCTCAAGGAGCTAGAGATAAAAAACCTGCCAGAGGGAAAGGTAGCGGTGGTTTTAGCGGTGCTTTACAAGATGAAATAAACTTGTCTGGCCCGGTTGTTAATAAAGCAATGCAATTTTCAGAGATAAGTCAAATGCCAGAGGGTGGGGATAAAGCCTCTTCAGTGGTACAATATATAAACTCAATTGATCCAACAGCAAAAGAAAGACCTTATGTATCAAGAAATTACATGTTTAAGGAATTTATGGAAGAGATGGATTATGATGACGATGAGGTTGAAGAAGCTCAAGAAGATTTTACTAACAATTACGGTAATTTTCAAGTCTTCAAGTTTAATCCTGGTAACGTTGGAGATTCTAGAGGTATTAATATAGACATTAATAATCCTCAGGCTTTATATGAGTTTTATATAAAAAATTCTAACTTAAGTGGAAAAGCTACAAATTATCATTTAGGTAACTGGAATAAGTACAACAAATCTACACAACAAGAACAAGAACCTACACAAAGCGAAACAAGTACAAGTAACTTCGGTTAAATCAAATCTTATGGCAGACGATATATTAAAAAACATATGGAGCGAATTATCTTCAAAAGGTAAAACAGATTCCGAATTTGATGCATGGAAAACTAACATGTATGATAATGAAGAGGTTCAAAATAATGTATACGGTTATTTAAAAGGTAACGGATATACAAATAGTGAATTTGGTGATTGGAAAACTAACGTTTTACCAGCAAAGACAAACGACTCTGCAAGTGCGGATCCAGCTGTGGAGTCAAATCAAAACGCTATGGGATCAAAATCGGAAAAGCCTTTATCGGCGTGGCAATCAATTAAAAATTCATTTTCTAACATAGGCGAGCAGGTTGGAGATGTTTTTGAATTTTGGTTTGACACAAATGAAGAAGAAGGAGGCGGTGCAAGGTCAGCTTTAGATATAGCTACTAATACTGTTTATGCTGGAATATTCGGTCAAGACAAAGTAGATCAATTTGTTCAAGAGCAAGGGGAAGACTCTTGGTTAGTTGGTGGCCTTGGAACAAAGCAAACTTTAGAATCTATTGAAAAGTTTAAAAAAGAACAACTTGAAAGCAAAGAAACACTTGGTATAATAGAAAGTGTAAAAAATGGTGATATTAGCGGGGCTCTTGCAGGGGGTGTAAATGCTATAACTTCAATGATTGGTAGTGTTATTTACGGGGCTGGTACATTAGGTACTGGGTTTTTTATGGATTATACTGCTGAAAATTTTGTAGAATTTAACAAATTAAAAGCAGAAAACCTAGGAGTTAGCCTTGACGAATTATTAAAATCAGGAGAAGCAGATAACGCGATACCAGTAGGTATGGGAGTTATTTCCACTGGGCTAGAGCTTATTGGTTTAGGTACTGTTGCTAAAGGCGCTAAAGGCGCGGTAAAAGGAACAGGATCCACAGGCTTAATAGGTATGGGTAGCAAGTATCTTGCTGAAAAACTAATATACAATAAGGGGGCTAGAGCTACCATGAGAATGCTTTCTGCTGGAGCTACTGAATTTACCACAGAAATACTACAACATGCCGCTGACCAAGTTAATTTAGAGTTAGGTAGCGTTGCCGGTACAGATAAAGAGTCTGAAATATTTAAAACAGTTATAGATGCCGTTACTAGTCAAGAAGGCTTAGAAGCGGGATTACAAGGTTTTATTGGTGGTGGTGGAATGGTTGCAGGTTCTTATTCTGCAAAATCTATGAACACTATAAGAACAGTAGTAGATGGTGATTTAATAAATAAAAACATTAATGATTTATCCGTTTTAAGAAAACAATTTAATACTACAGAAAACAAATTAGTTAAAGAAGGTATACAAACACAAATTAACGATAAAGAATCTGAAATTGCGGATGCTGTTAGAAAAGGTAACGATATTTACAATAGCTTAACCGATAAACAAATTAGTAAAATTGAGAACTTAACGGATTTAGCTGATGCTGCTGCTTTTAAAGTGACTGATCTTAATAAACAATTTAGAAAAAACGAAATTAGCGAAAGCCAATATACTTTGGCAATGGAAGGATTTAAGTCTGAATATGACGGAGCAAGAAAAGCTTTAACAGCAATGGAACTAGAAAAAAATCTAGAGTTTGCTAAAGAAGAGGCTGAGTCAAAAGGTTTAAAATTTAAAGTATATGAAACAACTAAAGCTATTCAAGGAGCTGTAAACAAGTTAACTAATATATCAAAAGAGGATAGACAAGAATTTAAAGACAGCAAAGGTAATGTTCATGGGTTTGCTATTGGTAATCAAATATTAATAAATAAAGAAGTAGCCGCAAAAGAAGGAGCTATTAATGTAGGTTCTCACGAAGTTCTTCACCCTGTATTTAATAAACTAATAGGGAATGTTGCTGATCAAGGAAAAATTGTTAAACAATTTAGAAAAGCAATGACATCATCTCAGCGTTCATTTGTAGATAAAAAAATGAAAGAGCTAGGGCATACTACACCTAAAAGATATAACACTGAATACGTAAATGTATTTTCAGATGCATTGCGTAAAAAGCAAATCAATTATGATAAAACTACTTTTGAAAAAATAGGCGGTGCTATTGTTGGTCTTTTTAAACCTAAGGGCTATACTAACGTTTCTTTTGAAACAGGGCAAGATGTTTATAATTTTGTAAAAGAGTTTGATGCAAGTGCGGAACAAGGTAAATTAACCGAAAAAGCTGCCGCTGCTTTAGACAACGTAGATCTTTCAGATGCGGGATTAAAAGAAGGAATATCGTTTTCAAAAACATTGACACCTGAACAAGGTACGGAGCTTAAAGCAGACATAGCTAGTATAAAAGAAATAGCAGCAGAGAATGAAGCTTTAGCTAAGAAGTATGGTAAAGAACCTATTAAAGGTAGAAAGCAAACTAAGCTAGAAGAAAAAGTTTTAACTGGAATTAAAGCTGTTGTAGATAAATTAATAACAAGTAGAACAAAAGCATTGTATGATCCAATTGCGGAAGATGCAAAAAGAAACGTTACTAGGCAAGAATTTAAAGATTCGATGCGTACTGATTTAGAAGTAATGGTTTTAAATGAATATGATGGATCTCAAGAGTTAGAAAAGTTTATTATAAATAGAGGTTACTTAAGAGCAAACAATTTAGCTAAAAGATTAGGTATTGAATCTCAAGAAGACGGAGGTATAAAATCCGATGTAGATGCAGCAAAAGACATTGTATCCACAAAAGATACTCAAAGTATTGATCGTAG